CTTCAGGTTGGTTAGAACATAAAGGTATTGCTTCTTCAGGTTCAGCCGAAGAACTAATAGCATTTATGGACCAAGTTGGACCACTTAAGAACAATAAAGGTGCTTTTCAAAAGAGAGCACTGATTAACAAATATATGTCTGCTCAAACAGAAGCAGATAGAATTGCTGTTGCCATACAAATAGAAAACTCTATGGTTAAAGCAATCAATAAAAAGTATGGTCTTAATAGAAAACTAACACCCTCAGAAGTTAACTGGGCTAAAAAAGAAGGCGTGCCTTCCCCTAAAACTATGGGCGATGTTATCAAATGGAAGATAGACCAAAGAAGAGCAAACGTTCTAAATCACTACCGTGAACGTGGTTTTGCTTACAATGATGGTGAATGGATTATTACAGACCCTGTACTAAGTTCACAAATCGGTGACGCAATGCCAATGTTAAACATTAAACTTTACGAAACATTTGCTAAAGAAGATTTAAGTTTCCTGCATAACGCCACATATAGTGTTAAAGATGCTATGCAAAGAGCATACTTTGCTTTTGATGCAGTGTGGAGACCAGCAGTATTGTTACGTCTTGGCTACCCACAACGTAACGTTATTGAAGGTACACTACGCGCAGCGTTATACAACAAAAACATTATGGAAGTTGGAATGGCTTTAGCCAAAGGTTCAAAGAACCTAACCAATAACCTATATCACAGCATAGTAAGTAACCGTATTGAGAAGTATAACATTGCCCAAGAGATGGGTATTAATGCCCCTAAAGCAACGTTAAGTTCTTGGAATTCTATTGTTAAATGGCAAAAGAATGAACTTGAAATCATTAGAAACAGATACAAAAGTTTATCAAATAACCTATTAAAAGAACAAAACAAACTTCGTAGCAAAACTATTAAAGCATCTGATAAGAAAACTACTCAGGCTAAAATAGAAAGAATCAAAGAAGACCTAGATGATGTGTCTGCAAGTTTAAATCAACAAGAAAACTTGTACGCAGAGATGCTAATAAAAGTTGATACTGCAACCAAAGGACGTGGTGGCAAGTATAATAAGATACGTCAAGGTCAAGAGAACATTGTTGTAGATAATCTACAGTTCAGAGGTTCTAAATCTGGTGCTATCGGTTCAATAGGAATGAAACTATCTTCCTCATTGCAACGCCAAACCAAAGAAATACGTAACCCTTTAATGCAAGGGTCACAATACAAATCTTATGGTTGGAGTATGGTAGAACCAACTGACCCTAACTATTGGGCTTCAATGTATGTTGCTGCTAGACAATTACGTGAAGCAGAAGTTACACGAAGAATGTTACTTATCGATATTAATCGTGGACCTAAATATGTTAGAAGCGAACTTAACAAAATTAAACAATGGTTTACATCTAACGATAGACTTGCACAAAAAGAATTCCGTAACACTAAAGTTGAATACCCAACATTAGAAAACAAAAAATCACCATACAATGTTGATAACTATATTGCTGACAGATGGAATGAAATACAAAGTTACTTTCCAGATGTTAGTGTAAGGTTTGATATTGCAAGTAAACCATACGAAAAGATACCTTCAGCCTACGAACTTGAAGCACGTATGGGTCAACTTGGTGACCAACTTTCCCCTGTTTATGGTGAAATTGTAGGTAAACCTTTAGACAGAAATGTCAAAGATGTTTACAATGATTTCATTAATACAGCATTTAAATACTTAGGTTCAATGCCTGAAGATGCACTTGTACGTCATCCATTCTATGAAAACGTATATCAAAGTGCTATTCAACGTGGTGGCGAAGCACTAGTTGCTAAACAAAAACGTACAGGTATTGCACCAAGTAACATAGAAATAGCAGCAGTTGAAAAAGCAGCACACCGTGAAGCATTAAAAGAAACTAACCGTGTACTTTACACAGTTAAAAGATATTCTAACTTTGCTGCAACAGTTGCATTTGTTTCACCATTTATTCAAGCAGCAACAAATACTTTCCGTGTATGGGGTAAATTAGCATTAGAAAACCCAACACCTTTTATTAGACCAACACAGTTATGGCAAGACCCATACAATAAAGAACTTATTGAAAATGACCCAGAAACTGGGGAACCATTAGTAACTTTTCAAATACCAGAATCTTGGAGAAAGTACGCTGGATTCTCTGAAGTAACTTCATTCAAGTTTCCTGTAACAAGATTAAACATTCCTTTCTCAGGTGAACCTTGGTACTCTGCAGGGTTCGGTCCAATCATTCAAATGCCTATATCTAATCTTGTAAGAGCAGTGCCTTACCTAGATGCTAAAGTTCAAAGAACAACAGGTATTGATTTACCAATTAAAAGAGTTCTTGTTGATAAATACATTTTACCTAATGGTCCTTCAAAAGAATTTGGTTCTTGGGATTTGGCTTTACCATCAGGTGCTAAACGTGCAGTATCACTTGCAAGAGGTGTTGATGATAAATCATTCCTTTCATCATTGCAAAAGATTACAGCAATTGAAAATCAAAAGTACAGATTAGGTTTAAGAACAACAGAACCTACACCTGAAGAATTAGTTGGCAGAAATGCTTGGCTATTTGCTTTACGTTTTGGTGTTAATATGACCTTTGGTGTTGTACCAGGATACGGTCAAGAGTTTGAATTCTACTTTAATGAATACAGAAAACTTCAAGACAAATTTGGTTTTGAACAAGCAGATGCTACATTCTATGAGAAGTATCCTGAATACTTTGAAATGGTTGTAACAAGTTTTCGTGAGAACACAACAGGTGCTGAAGCAAGTGTGGCAGCAACAGACCAGTCTGTTAGAAACCGTAATCTAATTTCTAAGATTGTTGGTGACCCTAACAAGAATCCTTTTGTTACTCAACTTATCACAAACAGTTGGGGTGTTGAATCACAGTTTGACCAATCAGCATACGCTTTCCAATTAAAAGAAGTTCCAGGTATGACAGGTGAAGTTGCATACCGTAATGAAATTCCTATTGAAACTGCTTTAGTTAACGCTAAAGTTAAAACTGGTTGGGCAACATATAATAGTTTTATGTCTTGGCTTGATTCTGAAGTTGAGAAGAACGGATTTGTTTCTGTTAACTCTCGTGGTGCAGGATGGCTTAAAGATGCAAAGAAACAATTCGTTGAAGACCAAAAAGATGTTAACCCTGATTGGTACAATACTTATAAAGAGGGCTTTAAGATTGATAAATATAAAGCCACTTTACGTAGCATAGACACAATATTAGAAGACGAAGAGTTTACTAATAGTGACTGGTTTAAGAATGAACCAGCATTTCAGTGGCTTGTTGAGTATATGGATTTCAGGGATTATATAAGTAATGAACTACAAAACAGTAAGTCATCTGATATTGAATCAGCAAGTAACGCAGCATTAAGAGAAACTGTAGACAATTTTGTTGCAGATGCTAAACGTAATTCTCCTAAGTTTGCACTTTGGTATGACAGATTTCTTGAACAAGATGGATTCGGAGTTTACAAATAATGGTTCAACCCCCTGTTCAACCCCCATTGAGTGGTAATAATTGGGAAGAGTTATATGGTCAAGGTGGTTCACGCACTAACACTTCTGGTGGCTTAACTACTGCTGGCTCAGGTAATATTGTTATTGGTGGTAAATCTTATCCTGTTGGTCAAGCATATGATTTGTATTCTAAAAGCCAAGACCAAAATACAAGAAGACAAATCTTACAATACATTCAAGCATTTAACCCAGGATATAATCCAAAAAATACTACTGCTGCTAACTCTGCTTGGAATAAAATACTTGATGGTTATTCATTAGGTGAAAATAGAAAGAAACCTTTTGATACTTGGTTTACTGAAGAGGTAAATCTTAATCAAGATATGCTTGGTTTAGGTGACGGAACAACCACATTACTCCAACCATCTGTTACAAGCAGAGAAGATGCTTACGATTATTTTAATAGTCTTATGCGTGACTATGTTGGTATGGATGCTGATGCTAAAGACTTTAACCAATACTATAAAGCATTAAACAAACTTGAAAAGACTAAAGTTGCTAAACAAAAAACTGTTCGCACAGGTTCTACTACTACACAAATAGTTACACCTGGTGTAACAAATGAAGACCGTGAAGAACTTGCTTTAGATTTTGTTTCTAAATATATTGACACTAAAGGTATTGAAAATGCTGGTGGTGCAATAGGTGCTAACCTTCGTGATATTCGTAGACTTGCTGCTGATTATAACGTTTCGTTATCTGATGCTGAGGTACGTCAATATGCTCTTAATGGTTTAAGAGATAAGACTTCTATCGAAACTGTTAGAACTAAAATTCAAAACACTGCTAAAGCAATGTATCAAAACCTTTCACAGTTTATTGACCAAGGTTTAACTGTTAAAGATATTGCTTCACAATACATTAACAGAATGGCTAATGTTTTAGAAGTTAATCCTGAAACAATTAAACTTGATAACAGGTATGTTCAAAACGCTTTAACAACTCTTCCTAACTTTACTGACTTTAATAAAATGTTACGTAATAGTCCACAATGGGAATACACAAACAATGCTCGTGAAGAGGCTGCAGGTTATGCAAATAAAATTCTTCAAGATTTTGGGTTAAGATAAATGGCAAAGGTAGATAAAAATACTGGTAGGGTAACAGTTCAAAAGGGCGACACTGCTGCATCTATTGCTAAAGCAGTGGCTGCTGCAACTGGGCAAAAGGTTACTACTGCACAAATTAACCAAGCAATTTCTGCTAACAAAACTTTGGCTGCTAGACAAAAAGCAGGTTCAACTGTTTTGTTTAGTGGTACAACTTTTAAAGTTCCAGGTATTACTGCTGCTGGTCCAACTCCTTCAGGTAATGCACCTATTAGTAAAACAGTTATTAATACAGTTACTAATGATGATGGTAGCGTAACTATTTCTTATAGTGACGGTACAAGTGAAACTAAAGGTGGCGGTAGAGCAACTTTACCTGACCCTGCTGATGCTATGCGTGAAGAAGGTCGCCGTAGTGCTTTTGCTATTCTTGAAAAAGAATTTAAAGACAACGGTTTAGATACTTTAATCCCTGAGATTAAAAGATTTATGACAGAAGGGTATGGTGCTGAAGAAGCATCACTTATGTTACCAGAAACCCAAGCATACAAAACACGTTTCGCTGGTAACGAAGGTCGTAAAGCATTAGGGTTACCTGTGTACACACCAGGTCAATACATTACTGCTGAACAAACTTACCGTGATTTGTTTAACCAATACAATCTTGGTGAACTTGCTAATCAGGAAACATACAACTCTTTAATTGGTGGGGCTGTTTCAATTGATGAGGCTAAGGCTCGTGTTGATAATGTGTTTGCTAGAATTGACAAAGCACCAGATGAATTAAAAACCCAGTTAAGTACTTACTTAAATGCTTATGGTGTTGGTGACCCAACTAAACAGCGTTCACAAATTGCCCTTGCTTTAATGAAGGGACCTCAAGGTATTAACGAATTAGAAACAAGTCTTCGTAAAGCAAATATTCGTACAGGTGCAGCATTAAGTAATATCAATGTTGCTGAGGAAAACATTAGTCAACTTGAGAAACAATTAAGCACAAGTGGTTTATCAACTGAACAGATTGGTAATCTTTCAAGAGAAGCCTACGCAAATATTGCAGAGGTTCAACCAACTGTAACAAAACTTTCAGAAATTTACGGTGACCAAACACCTGGTCTTGCTAAAGAACTTGAACAAGAAGCGTTCTTTGGTTTAGCATCACAACGCCGTAAGAAACTTCAAGAAAGAGAAAGAGCCACATTCGGTGGACAAGCAGGTGTTTCAACTGCTTCATTAGCGCAGCGAACAGCAGGCGCAATTTAGACCCTCAGTAGGATAGACCAGCCCCTACGAGAGTAACAAGACTGGTAGCAAGAGCCATAGTATTTTCCCCGATTTATTATGAGGCTTGCGACTAACACAAATAGAATGGGAGCGTTGCGATGAGCAACACATATCAAGAATGGGAAGATGACGATGATGATATTAATCAAAGTCAACAATCAGATAGCGATTTATTAAAGCAACTTCGTAAGGAGTTGAGAACTAAATCTAAAATGCTTTCCGAAATGGAAGGACAACTATCTTCGATTAAGACTGAACAACGTCAAAACGTTATCAAATCAGTTCTTGAAAGCAAGGGCGTAAGTCCAAAGATAGCAAAATTTATTCCTCAAGATATTGAGGCTAGTCCAGAAATCATCGATAACTGGATTGCAGAAAATGCTGATGTCTTTGGTTTAACAGTACAGACGCCCGATGATGTGAAGCCAGATTTGGCTACACTCAGACAAATCGATTCTGTTACTGCTAATGCCCAGTCTCCTGCTGGCTTGGATGATTTATATTTGAGATTACAAAACGCAGAATCTGCTGAAGAAATCACAAGTATGATTTTCCAACAAGGCGGAGAGATTTAGGCTAACTAACTACTATCTAAGGAAATAACCGAAATGCCTAATGCATATACCGCGCTCTCTGGTGGTTCTGCTGCAACTAACGGTGGTCTTGGTGGCGGTCAATATTCAAGTGCTGATAACGTAGGTACCTTTACACCATCCAATGGTGCAGGTCTCGTACAAAAAGCATACGACCGCTTAGTTGAGTTTGCTTTACGCTCTCAACCATTACTACGTTCAGTCGCAGACAAACGTCCAGCACGCCAATCAATGCCAGGCTCATCTGTAGTATTCCAAATCTACAGTGACCTAAGCAAAGCAACAACTGCTTTGTCAGAACAAGTTGACCCAGATTCAGTAGCGATTGGTGCTCCAACTGCTGTAACCGTAGTTCTTAACGAATACGGTAACGCAGTGTTGACCACACGCAAACTGCAATTAATGTCACTTGCTGAAGTTGACCCAGCGATTGCAAACATCGTTGCGTTCAATATGGCAGATTCCATTGACGAAATTGTTCAAACAGAACTTCGCGCTGGAACAAACGTAATCTACGCAAGCAATGCTTCAGGTACTCGCGCAACAGCAACAACAAACGTTACTGGCGCACACACCTTGAAAGCAGCCGATATCCGTCTCGCAGTTGCAAAACTACGTGCAGGTAAAGCAGTTGCTCGTAAAGGAAGCCTATACTGGTGTGCAATCCACCCAGAAGTTTCACACGACCTTCGTGCAGAAACAGGCTCAGCCTCTTGGAGATTGCCTCACGAATACCAATCAAATGCCGAAATTTGGGCAGGAGAAATTGGAACATTCGAAGGTGCATACTTCATCGAATCACCACGTATGTACAACGCCACCGATGGTGGTTCAAGTGCACGCGTGTTCCGTACAATTCTTGCTGGTCAACAAGCACTTGCTGAAGCAGTTGCTGAAGAACCACACGTAGTTATCGGAAACGTAACTGACAAATTGATGCGCTTGCGCCCAATTGGTTGGTACGGTGTACTTGGCTTCAAACGTTATCGTGAAGAAGCATTGTACAGAATTGAATCATCTTCAAGCATTAACGCTTCATAAGTTAGATTCAAATCAAATTTAAAGCCCCTGGGCAACTGGGGGCTTTACTTATTAGGAGAGCAAATTGCCAACATTTTTTCCACCAACAGTTGATGAAGGACCAGCAGGGTATGGTCTATTCTATCGTTACAAACATAAACGTGGAATTAGTGTATTAAAAATTAGTGGCACATATTATAAAATAAGAGTTCCTTCTACCGACCAAGTTGATTCTGCTACAGAATATTATGCTGGAGGACACGAGCACAATGTTACCAATGCACAAAAGACAGCACTTATTAACGCTGGCATCGGCATTACTGAAAGTAACTTTGAAGGATGATAGAGAACGTTTTAATAGCAGGAGCAACAGCAAGCGCGATTGCCTCTGTATATTTTGTGATTGCACCATCGGCAAAAAGGATTCGTTCTATGATGGAATGGTTGGAAAGATTTCGCCGAGATTGGGAAGGCGAGCCTGGTGGTCCAGGTAGAGACCGTGTTCCAGGTGTAATGGAAAGACTTAACAGACTAGATGGTGAGTTAAGTAATAATGGTGGTACATCTATTAAAGATGCCATTGATAGAATTGAAAAAGTTTTAGGGACAAAATGAGTTTACATAGAGAACGTACACATCCTGAATATGTTGAAGGATGTTTTGGTTGTAAGGCTTCAACAGTTGACTTGAATCCTGGTGAAGCATCCACTAGACTAACAATGTCTGCAAAGAAGTGGGACAATGAACTTGCGTTATATCGTCAGGCTAGGTCACAGGGTATTCAACCTGATAGCACCAAAACTAAAGATATACGTAGGGCAATAGATATATCAAACAAAACAGGAGTAGCATACGGTGCGTAAAAATCCAGGTAAGATTAAAAAAGTTATGAAGGAATACAAAAAGGGCGAACTCAATATGGGTAAGTCTAGTAAAAAAGTTAAGTCAAAGAAACAAGCAATTGCTATCGCTATGAGCGAAGCAGGTATGGCTAAGAAAAAGAAAAAGGGTAAAAAATAATGTGCGCAACTTGTGGATGTAACTATCCTAACTTAGAACACGCTATGGCTAATGCTAAAGGCAATAACCCAATGGGTATGCCAATTGCACCAAAGCCATCAAGCATTGAAAAAGCAACACCTAAGCAACCTAAGAAGTAACTATGGCTATCAAAGTTAAACAATCAACTATCGATGAAATTAAAAAGATGGGTATGACTAAGGCTCTTGCTGCTGCAAAGACTCGCCGTACTCCAGAATACCAAGAAGCAATCAAACGTATGTATGGTGCTAAGAGATTAGCAAAGGCTACTGCTGGTGCTAAAACAACAAGAGGAAGTTCAATTCCTGTTGGTGGTGTTATGGGTTCTAAGAGGTCTAAAGTTATGTCTGGTCCTGTAACTTCAACAATGAAGAAAAAAGTTGTTAAACGTAACGCTGCTGGTAAAGTTGTTAATAGGCAAAGTTTTGCTGATTTAACTCCTGCACAAAAAAAGACTGTTACAGCAAAAATGAAGGCTGACCGTAGTAAAACTTCACGTACTGCAGGTAAAGTTGTTGGTGTTCTTTCAGCACCGTTTGGTCCTGTTGGTGCTGCTGCTGCAATTTATGGTACAAGAGATTTCAGAAAAAGAAAGAAGAAATAATGATTAAAGATTCTCGCCTTAAAAGGGCTGGAGTCTCTGGGTATAACAAACCAAAACGAACCCCTAGCCACCCAACTAAATCACACGTTGTTGTGGCTAAGGTTGGTTCACAAGTTAAGACTATTCGTTTTGGTCAGCAAGGTGTTACTGGGGACAGACAACCTACTAAACGTCAAGCATCTTTTAAAGCACGTCACGCAAAGAATATTGCTAAGGGTAAGATGAGCGCAGCCTATTGGGCGGATAAGGTTAAGTGGTGAAGAAACAATTTTGGGATAAAAAGAACCCTAAGAAAACTTCTAAGAAATTAACTCCAGCACAAATTAAAAGTGCCAAGGCTCGTGCTAAGGCTGCTGGTAGAAAATACCCAAACCTAGTAGATAATGCTGCTGTAGCAAGAAAATCTAAATAAAACATATTGGGGACGATATGAAAATAGCAGTATATGCAATTGCTTTAAATGAAGAGAAGCACGTTATGCGTTGGTTGGAAGCAACCAAAGATGCTGATGTTAGACTAGTTGCTGATACTGGTTCAACAGATAGAACTGTTAAAATATTACAAGGGGCACCAAATGTTATTGTTCATCAAATCAGTGTTCAACCGTTCAGGTTTGATGATGCGCGTAATGCTGCTCTTGCTTTGTTACCTACTGATGTTGATATGTGTCTTTCCCTTGATTTGGATGAGATACCGCAAGATGGATTCTTTGATGTTGTAAGACAGAACTGGACTCCTGATGTTAACCGTATTTGGTTAACTTGGGAAACAGGATACAAGTGGCAGAACAATAATCGTTTTCATTCAAGACACGGTTATCGTTGGGTTAAGCCTTGCCACGAGGTCACAGAATATTATGGTGACTTTTTTGGTGGTGAAGAGAAAAGTATTACTCTTGATTTAACTGTTACACATAGACCTGATGATGATAAGTCTAGGGCACAGTATCTTCCTATGTTGAAGATGGCTGTTGCTGAAGCACCTAATGATGCTCGTATGTGGGCTTATCTTTGCAGAGAGTATTTCTTTCACAATAAGTGGAGAGAAACTATTGAGTCTGCTGAAGAGATGCTTAAAGCAGGTGGCTGGTATATAGAACGTGCAGCGTCTTGTAGGGCTGCTGGTGAAGCGTTTGTAAATCTTAAGAATAAAGAGATGGCAAGGGACTGGTTTGTTAAAGGTGTGAAAGAGGCACCTGACCAACTTGAGGCTTGGTATTCTTTAGCACAATTTAATTATGATGTTAAGAACTGGCAGGGATGTTGGGACTCAGCAATTAAGGTTGAGACACTTACTAAAGAGAAACATTATCTTATTAATGATGATGTTTGGAATTGGAAATGTTTTGATTTGTTAGCCATCTCAGGATGGCATCTTGGTAAAAAGAAAGAAGCAATTGATTACGCAGTGATGGCAATACAAAACAATCCTAAAGAACAAAGATTAATAGATAACTTGGAATGGATGCAAAAACAGGATGACAACGTTTAACGATATGGTTGAAGAGGTTTTAATTAACCTTGAAGGTTTTACCCTTCGTCAAGACCGTACCACATATTTAACTTCTGGTATTGATTCAGATGATTTAAGTATCTCTCTTGCCAGTGGTGACAACATTGGTAAAGGTATTATAGAAATTGATGATGAACTTATTCACATTGACTCTGTTGACCGTTCTGACCGTTCTGCTGTTATCTCACCATTTGGTAGAGGTTATCGTGGCACAACTGCTGCATCACATTCTGCTAACGCTAAAGTAACATTCTCCCCAAGTTTCCCACGTCTATCTGTTAAACGTGCAATCAATGACACTATCCGTGCAGTTTACCCAAATGTTTACGGTAAAGCATCCACAACTTTTACATTCAATCCTTCTGTAACAACATACTCATTACCTGTTGAAGCAGAAACAGTGTTAGCAGTTTCTTGGGATACTATCGGACCAAGTAACGAATGGTTGCCAATTAGACGTTGGAGACACGACCCAACTGCTAATACAGGTGAGTACGCAACAAGTAACGCTATCAGTATTTATGAACCAATTGTTCCTGGTCGTACTATAAATGTTGTTTACTCTAAAACACCTACACCATTATCAAATGCTAATGATGTGTTTACAACTGTTACAGGTCTTGAAGAAACAAGTCGTGATTTAATTATTTACGGTGCAGCCTATCGTATGGCTTCTTTCATTGACCCAGGTCGTTTAACATTTACTTCACCTGAAGCAGACCAAAACGACCAGACTCGTCCTTTTGGTTCTGGTACAAATACTGCAAGATATTTGTTGGCTTTGTATCAGCAACGTTTGCAAGAAGAAACAAATAGGTTAATCGGCAAGTATCCTGTCCGCGTCCACTACACAATATAAGGTAAATTAATGTCCAGAAAATATTCTAGCGTTTCACTCGAAACAGAAGTTGTTGGTTCTTTAACCACATCTGCAACAAGTATTACAGTTGTTAACGCAACTAATCTTCTCGGTGGTATCAACGCAGCATCCATCAACACTACTGATGACTTCATTGTTGTTCTTGACCCTGAAACATCAAGTGAAGAAATTGTTAGGGTAACTGCTGTTGCTTCTAACACTCTCACTGTTGTTCGTGGTTATGATGGTTCAACTGCTAAGACTCATACTTCTGGTGCCAAGGTTCGCCATATGGCTATCGGTGAGGATATGCGTAATGCTGCAGCCCACATTGAGGCTACTGCTGCTCACGGTGCTACTGGTGCTGTGGTTGGTACAACTAATACCCAAACTTTAACTAACAAAACTATTAGTGCTGCAAGTAATACTATTAGTGATATTGCTAACGCTAACATTGCTTCTGCTGCTGCGATTGCTGATACTAAACTTGGTACTATTTCTACAGCGAATAAGGTTCAGAACTCTGCTACTACTGCTACTTCAAGTAACTCTGGTTCAGCAATTGTTTCTCGTGATTCTTCAGGTAACTTCAGTGCAGGAACTATCACTGCTGCTTTAACAGGTAACGTAACTGGTAATGCTTCTACTGCTACCACTCTTGCTACTGCTAGAGATTTTCAAATCCTTGGTGATGTTGAGGCTTCTGCTGTTTCTTTTAATGGTTCAGGTAACGTTAACTTAACAACACAGATTGCTAACAATGTTATTGTTAACGCAGACATTAATGCTTCTGCTGCAATTGATAAGACTAAGATTGCTGGTACAGCAATTACTGCTGCAGATACTGGTACTGTAACTAACACAATGTTGGCTGGTTCAATTGCCAACAGTAAGTTAGCAACTGACCCTTTGGCTCGTGCTAACCACACTGGTACACAACTAGCAGCAACTGTTTCAGATTTTGATACACAGGTTCGTACTTCTAAAGTAACTGACCTTGCTGCACCTACTGGTTCATTCTCAATGAACTCACAAAAGATTACTAACCTTGCAACAGCAACAACAAGCACTGATGCTATTAACAAAGATTATGTTGATAGTAAAGTTGGTGCCAATAATGGTATTGCTTCACTTGATTCTGCAGGTAAGGTTCCAACTTCACAACTTCCTGCTGTTGCTATCGCTGAAACCTATGTTGTAAATTCACAAGCAGCGATGCTTGCTTTACCATCTGATGTTGGTGAGATTGCAATTCGTACAGATGTTAGCAAGTCTTTCATTCTTACAGCATCTCCTGCTTCTACTCTTGGTAACTGGCAAGAACTGTTAACCAGTGATGCTGTTACTTCTGTTGATGGTCAAACAGGTAACGTAAGTTTGGCTTCAACATATGTTAACGTTACTGGTGATACTATGTCTGGTGCCCTTGCTATGGGTACTAACAAGATTACTGGTATGGGTGACCCAACATCTGCACAGGATGCTGCAACTAAAAACTATGTTGATACTGCAGTTATTGCACCAAGTAATCTTACTGGTCCTATTACTTCTGTTGGTTCAGCAACTTCTGTTGCTGCACAAACTGGTACTGGTTCTACTTTTGTTATGCAAACCAGTCCAACTTTAACCACACCTAACATTGGTGTTGCTACTGCAACATCTATTAACGGTACAACTATTCCAAATACAGCAACACTTGTTACAACTGCTGATACTGCTTTACTTGTTCCAAGTCAAACAGGTCAAAATGGTAAAGTTTTAACAACTAACGGTACTGCTTCTTCTTGGGGTAGTGCTGGTTCAGCAACTTATTATCAAACTTCAGCCCCTACAGCGACTGCTGTTGGTGAGTTGTGGGTTGATTCTGATGCAACAGCATCAATTTTAAATACTAACGATTTTGTTCAAAAGACAAATATTTATTCAGAAGCGATTCATCCGTTCGTGATGATGGGAGCATAAGGAAAACTAATGGCAATTACATATAAGGTGCTAGGTCAATCAGCACCATCAGCAACAACCAACACTGATGTTTACACTGTTGGTGCAGGAAAGCAAGCAACTATTTCTACTATCACGGTGTGTAACCGTAACACTACAACATCAGCAACGTACCGTATCGCTGTTCGCCCTGATGGTGCATCAATAGCAAATCAACATTATGTTGCTTATGATGCAACTGTTGGTCCTAAAGATACTGTTACTTGGACTATTGGTATCACAGCAGATGCCTCAGATGTTGTTACTGTGTATGCAAGTTCTGCTGATTTATCTTTTAACATCTTCGGAGTGGAGATTGCGTAATGGCTATTAAAACGGCTAGTGGTTCTGATTTACGTAATAGTTTAAGTTCTGGTTTGGTGTTGTTGAATACGACTACTTTTAGTGGAGTAGCCAGTCAATCAATCAATGATGTATTTAGTGCAACATATAAAAGTTATTTAATTATTTGTGGTTTTACTTCAATTACTGCTTCTCCAATGACTATGAGATTAAGAGTATCTGGTACAGATAATTCGGCAGCAAATTATGGTTTCGCTTATACAGTTGGTCGTTTAGGTTATCACGACAGTTCTGGCGCAAACACAAACACAAGTTGGGAAATTTCTCAAGCAGAGAATTTTAGACAATGTTCTTTTACAATGCATTTACACAATCCTTTTGAAACAGAGTTCACGACTTTCCAAAGTAGTACTGCTGCTTTTAACAACAGTAATTCATTATTTTATAGTCACAGTGGCGCAACCAGCGTAACAACTTCCTACACAGGTTTTACTTTGTTGCCACCTGGAAATATGACTGGAACAGTCAGCGTTTATGGATTGGCGAAATAATGGCAACAGAAAAAATAAGGATTGGTATTGATGACCAAGTTATTGAATTAACTGGTCAAGCAAAAGCAGATTTTATTGCAGATAGAGAAGCCTCATTAGAAGCACAACGCCTACTTGAAACGAAGTATAAAGAAAAACAAGAAGCCAAACAAAACATACTAAAAAAACTTGGTCTAACACAAGACGAACTAGAAACATTACTAGGAGCATAAATGGCTAAACAAGCGTACGTGTACTCTGGAACCGATTGGGTTCCGTTAGCATCAGAGGTGACTAACCTTTCTAACTATTACACTAAAGGTGAGGTTGATACTAACTTTACAACTAAGGCTTCTACTGGTTTGGTGTTGTTAAATACGACTAGTTTTAGTGGAGTAAGTTCTCAAAATTTAGATAACATTTTTAATGCAACTTATGAAAATTATATTGTTGAATTAAGATTTGTTCACAGCACAAGCAGTTCAATTGGTATTCGTATGCGAGCAGGTGGAACTAACAACACAGGTGCTTCTGCTTATGTCAGAACATTTATTAGAGGTGTTTCTACTGCAACAGCACAACAAGCAACAACAGACCAATGGGGTGATGTGATAGAAACTGACACAAACATTTGTAATTTAACAATGTGGTTTTATAGACCATTTTTAGCAGAGCCAACAGGATTTAAGGCTTTTGGTGGTCGCGCCACTTCAATCACAGGTTATCTTGGTAGACATACTGAAAGTGTTTCCTATGATGGCATAGGGATTCTTTTGGGTACAGGAAATATAACAGGAAAAATATCTACTTATGGATTGGCTTTGTAATGGCTACAGAAAAAATTTTTGTTGGATACAACAATGAAAAAGTTGAATTAACAGGTGTAGAAAAAGAACAATTTTTACAACAAAGAGAATTAGATAATCAAGCAAAACTTTTACTTGAAACGGAGCAGTTGGCTAAGCAAACTGCACGCGCATCAGCAATTAACAAACTTGCAGAAGTTGCAGGACTAACCGAAGAAGAAATTGAAGGGTTGATTAGATAATGGCAGCAGTACCAATATACGTATGGAACGGAACAGCCTGGCAAGAAACAGGACCAACCATCCCAGCAAACCCAATCAAATACCAAGCAAGTGCCCCTTCCAGCCCCTCCACAGGCGATATTTGGGTGGATTCTGACGGTGATGTGACCACAGGTTCACAACAGTTCCAACGGTTCCGTTTTGTGGCTTCTGGTGGTGAAACCACTATTTCTGGTGCTGATGCTAATGGTGCTGTTTTGGCTTACACAGCAGGTTTGGAGCAGGTTGTTTTGAATGGTGCTGTGCTTGTTCGTGGTCACGATTACACGGCAACTAATGGTACTTCTATTACTGGTTTGTCTCCTGCTTTGGTGGCTAATGATGTGTTGGAAGTGTTTTCTTTTATTGCTTTTACTGTTGCTAATACTTATACCCAGTCACAAGTTGATGGGTTGTTTAATAGTGCAAACGGTATTTTAACTTCTTTAGAAACTGGTACTTTAACTGGTGCTTCTGTAACTACAAGTACTTTGTCTGGTAGTTATAGAGATTTGTATGTTGTTATCAAAAATTTACAGCCAGCAACAGACGCAACAAGTTTAAGAATGCGTTTTAATGGTGACGCAAATACTAGATATAATGCGAGTAATAACGTAGGTTCAACTTCTGCTTTTGATGAAAGTTCAATGGGTTTAACTGGAAACATTGACAATGGTACTTCTAATGGTTTAATTCGTATGACTATACCTGAATATGCAAATACTACAACTTGGAAATTTGTTGACGTTGTAGCAATATATAATGATTCCACAACAGCAACAAGTGTGGGATATAGAAGACAGTATGGGTTTTATAATCAAACAAGCGCAATTACAACTTTAACATTCTTTATGTCATCAGGTAATCTTACCTCTGGTACCTACACAGTTTACGGAGTGAAATAATATGACTAAGGCAAGAGATTTAGCGAACGGTGGTTTCGGTTTAGTTCTTATTAAACCTTCTTCTGTTGTGAATGGTACGGATAATGGTAAGGGTACTGTAAGTTTCAGTGGTGTTACAAGTGTGTCGTTGAATGATGTGTTCAATGCAACTTACACAAATTATAAAATGATTTTAAATGATGTAACACCACCAAGTCCAGGTGCAGAAATTACTTTTAGAATGCGTGTTTCTGGTTCAGATAATTCAACTTCAGGAAACTATATGTGGGGTAAAATTGGTTTAGAATTTGATGGTAGTGCTTCAAATGGTAATGGTGGAGCAAGTGCTACTTCTTTTAATATTGATTTTAATGATTCTGCTAATGGTATTTCTGGTGCATTTGATATTTACACCCCATTTGTTACGACAGATGTAACAAGATTTTCAGGCGTTTCACAATCACACAGAACAGATTACACAAATTCTTGGTTTAGAACGTCAGCAGGAAATATGACTGTTACAACTTCTTATACAGGTCTGACATTAATTTGTGGTTCAGGAAATATGTCTGGTTCAATTTCAGTTTACGGTTACAACCAATAATAAGATAAGGAACACCTAGTGGCTTTATCAAGCACAATCAGAACACTCCGTTCCAGAGACATAACAGACTCAATCCCATTCAACGTGGGACAACCCTCATACGTTTCTGACATTTGGACAAACACAACAGTTGCATACGATGTTGCAATCGGTGGTCTACCATTCTTCTACGGCATCAACAACGACAGACCATACGAACGTCAAACTGCACCATACAAGAAACAACAGTTTGATAACAGTAAAGAACCTGGTGAGCAAACCCTTGAAGGTTGGTGGATTAGAAGCCAATCATCTTTTCATCGTGGTGCAGGAATAACTTTCTTTGACCCTTCTGCTGGTGAGGAAGTTGATTACCGTTTCAGTTCATCACAAGGTGTTAACGTGTGGGACAAAGGTCAAGTAACCCTGTTGAAGAAAGTTGTTGCTGGTCACGAAACCTCAACCAGTTCACAGAAACTTCGCTCAATCAGATACTCAAACACTGATGCAGTGTTATCACTTGATGGTCACGATGTTGACAAACTACTTGGTGATGGAACAGTTGTTCACTTTGTTGACTACAACAGTGGCACAGATGCACCTGTTTATGGTATCTGTGATGACGGAACCACAGCCTACTGGGCAACCAATGATATTGATGCTGGCACTAACAAAGCACATTTGTACAAAAAAGCATTAACATTAACTTCTACTGATGCTGATACTTTAATGTTCAACGTTAACTCATACACTTTCACTGAAGGTAAAGTTGTGATGGATTATGTTAAAGGTCGTATCATTCTTTGTGCAGATAATAAAGTTTATGAAATAACCCCAACATCTAATAACCTTCCATCCCCAATATTCACACACACCAACACCTCATACACATTCACAAGTGTCACCGAATCAGGTGCAGCAATCTATGTGGCAGGCTTTGCTGGCACACAATCATCAATCTACAAGTTTACTTTGTCTGATGCTGGTGCTATCACTTCTTTAACTTCTGCTGTTATCGCAGCCGAAATGCCAATCGGTGAACTAATCCACTCAATCAAATACTATCTAGGCTATATGCTTATCGGAACCAATAAAGGTATCCGTGTAGCACAAGTATCTGTTGATGATGGTTCAATTGCTTATGGTCCACTGATTGTGGAAACCTCTCAACCTGTTTACGATTTTGCTTTCCGTGACAGATTTGCTTGGGCAACCACAAGTGTTAACGGTAACTCTGGTTTGACACGTATTGATTTATCTGAACAGATTAGTCCTCTTCGTTTTGCTTACGCAACAGATTTGTATTCTGATGCAGCAACCACAACCACAACTGCTTGTGCCCTACTTGGTACAACTAATCGTATGGTTTTCACAGCAGCAAACTCATACCATTTCATTGAATCAGCCACAGAGTTCATAGACTTTGGTTTCCTTCAAACAGGTTTCATTCGCTACGGCACACTTGAACCTAAGAACTTTAAACGTTTACGTTGTCGTGGTGACTACGACAATGGTGGTTTGTTACTTGCACCTGTTGGTGAAGATGGCACAGTTTACGAAACAGCAATCTACAATTCAACTCTTGGCACACCAGAAGTTAACACCATTAACCCACCTGGTTCACAAGAATATATTGGTTTAAAGTTTACCCTTTCAAGATATGAGGACCCAACAGATTTGTCCTCAACTAAGGACACTCTTGGTCCAACGTTTAAGGGATACCAGTTACGTGCACTACCAGCAACACCAAGACAGCACCTAATCCAATTACCTTTGTACTGTTATGACGTTGAAACAGACAGATACAACGTACAAGTTGGTTACGATGGTCGTTCTTGGGAACGCATACAAGCGTTAGAAGATTTGGAAACAACAGGTGATGAAGTTATCTTCCAGGATTTTACTACTGGTGAACAGATAACTGTTGTTATTGATTCTGTTGGTTTCCAAAGAGCAACACCACCATCTGGGGGCTTCTCAGGTTTTGGTGGAAATCTTACAGTTATAGTTAGGGAAGTTGGATAAATGAGTTTAAGTATTATTAAAGATGTATTGTTTCGTTCCATTGCATTGTTTATGACAATGGCTTTACCAGCAATTGGTGCTGGTGCTTTTGCAGGTGTTGAACCTGTTAACTCTGCGTTGATTGCAGGAGCCCTTGGTGTGTCTAAGGTTCTTACAGATTTAGCCAAAGCGTTCTTGGATGACGGAAAACTTACACAAGAAGAAGTAGATGGCGTGTTCAAACGTGCTGGTAAAAAATCTGAAGGTGGCAAGTAAACCTTGTACGTTCAATTAAAAGATGACAAGGTAAAACAATCTTTCAAACCTAATGTTTGGACACCTATGGTGCTCAATGGTCAAGATGCTATTGACCCAACAAAGGAAGGTAATTGTTTTTGGGAATCCCAATTACATTTAACTTTACCTAAAACAGGTAGACCAACCTATGTGAAAATAAATTTCTCAAGAGATTACAAAGGTAAGAACGACACTACTGGCACTAACACTTATGCTGTGCCAGCAGACGTTACCTCTGTTCAGTTCACTCTGTCTTGGTTCTTTAAAGCAAAACCTGGTACACCTATCTCTTGTATGGTTTACCACAACGGAAAGTCAGATATAGTTTCACCGATTAGACAATTTAAAGGAATGATACTGTAATGGGATTACCTATTAAAGATGGAAAGATTACAACTGCTTATGGCAAAAAAGGTAAGATGTGGAAATCTGGCTATCACACTGGTGTGGACTTCGCTGTACCTCAAGGTACTGATGTCATTGCTGTTGCTGATGGAAAGATTGCTCCTGCTAATTGGGGTAAAGCCTACGGAACTCATCTTGTACAAAAGATTGAAGGACAAGACACTTGGGTTATTTATGCACATCTATCTAAGTCCCTTGTCAAGGCTGGCGATGAAGTCAAAAAAGGACAACACATAGGAGAGTCAGGTAACACTGGTAATTCTTCTGGTCCTCATTTACATTTTGAAGCCAGGAATAATGTTCGTTGGTCTGCTGGTAAAGATGTTGACCCGAAAGATATTCTCGCTATTTAGTTTGTTTATGTGTAATAAACGGTGGTGCAGTAAAGACATTGTTCTTCGCTGCAATATTCATAGCCTGTTTCCAGGAAGCACCTGCTTGTAAAGCACCTATGGCATAAGATGCCCCACTTCCTATGCCATAGATACCATCATCTCTCATTAGCACAGACAATGTGTCATCTATCTCGTAGATAATACCGTTTAATGCTATGAGAAATATAAAGTCTTGGTCTTCTGATTCTTTATCAGGTTGATAACCATTAACAGATAAAGTAAATCTTATTGATGGTGCAACTGTTTCAACCATATAATGATATGGGTCCTTGTTTGCCACTGGTGTTAATGATGGTGGTTTCCAAATGTGTTGCACAATATCGCAAGGTAAGGTTAGCCCTGCACCTGCTATCAAAAACTTTCCACGTTTAGTTATCTTAGTAACTACTGGATGTGTGTAGGTTCTTCCTGAATCATCTGTGATTCGTGAGTCTGCAACAAGTAAACAATGGTCTTCTTTTTGTATACCAATTATTGTTGTCATAGTAATGTGCTCCACTTTTCTTCAAAGTATGTTTGGTCTGCTTTAGTAAGTTCCATTAGTTCTTCATTGGTGGATGTTAAATGGTTTGGGTGTAAGTGTTCTACTTCTGCTGGAATGTAAACAACTTCACCAAGTTCTTTTGCTTTTAATCTGATGTCATCATCACCGTACCACCATCTAAAATTTTCATCTGCTCTGATGTTTGATTTAATATCAAGTACCCAACAGTAACCTGGAATATGTCCTGCGTATGGTAAAGGATAACCAAGTGTTGCTTTAAGTTTGTTCATACCGTAAGCAATTTTATTTATAGGATTGTTTTTTAGTACCACATCATCGTTTAATACAGCAATATAATCTGCACCAAATGTTCTGGCAACATCTATGCCACGATTCCACCATCTGTGGATATTAACTGGGTCTAAATCCCAAATGTTATTAACACCTTCTATAGGTTCTGATTCAACTGTATGCACAATCACAATTTTTTCAGGAGAGATTTGACTTTCTTTAATTATGTCTGCAAGGTATTGACGGCGTGTTCCAGTAGGAATGGTTAACCAAATGTCTAGGTTATTATCTGTCATATCTATCTTTATCCTTACTACTCTTATTGCTCAACCATCATACTCTGATGATGTGACTATTAATCTTGATTCTACTACACCTTATGTGGATATTCCTGTAACTGTTACTGAACCTGTTGATGCAACTATCAGCACTGTTACTGGTACTCCTCAAGATAATCCTGGGTTTATTGATTCTTGGATTGAGGTTTGGCAAGACACTGTTCGACTTGCATACAATGATGACGGATTACATAGTGCTAGCAACGTGCTAGCATCCATCATTACTATACCACTACAAGTTGGTGAGTATTTCATTCGTGCCACCTCTTACGCTTATGCGTGTTGTAATTCGTATCCTACTGGTTCTTACTTGTTGTCTACCAATTTAACAGTAGCCACGCCAAGCCCATCACCGACATTGATAGAACCGACACCAGAGCCAAGCCCTTCGCCAACTGAAAGTCAGACATCTAGTCCAACCCCAGTTCCGTCTTCATCAACGACAACCGATGAGCCAACTCCTGAGCCTTCTTCTCCTTCTCCGTTACCGTCTGATACTCCCTCTCCATCATTAACTCCAGAGGTTCCAGTTGCTCCAGTTCAAGAGCCATCCGTGCCAAGCCCTGAAGTTTTATTAGAGTCTTCAACGCCTGAGCCATCTCAGTCTCCATATGTTCAAGATACTTTAGAAGTAGTTGTTGATTCGTCACCTAGCGATTTCCCTTCTTCTTTGGAGAACGAGTTACCTTTGTTGGAAGAGACTTTATCCATAGACGAAACCGAATCTCTCCTTGAATTTCTTCCAGAACTTTCATTAGAATCATTGCAAGAAACGTTCCAACAAATATCTGAAACCATAACTGAGACATTATCTACCGTATCCAATCTTGGGTCTGAGTTCACACCTGAAGAACGTGAACAGGCTCAACAGGTTGTACTTGGTGCAATAATTGTAACACAACTGTCTGCTGCTGCAACAACTAGGAGAATAAAATAAAATGAAACGTGTCCTATCATTCATCTGGAAACATCTTGATGCGTGGGCTGGCGAAGCCTTTACCATTGTTGGTTTAACTATTGCTTGGATAGTGCTACCTCCTGGTGACACACGTAACGTTGTAGGTATCATTTGTCTTGGTGCTTTTGCTGTTTGGACACTGTTTAAGGTGACCCTGAACACCGATTCTAAGGACAAATAAGGGCAAAATTAGCCACTTTTATAGGCAGGTTGGGTAGGAATATCCATCCTGCCTCTTTTGTCATTTAATCAGAATGTTTTCTGTAGTCCCTATCAGGTCTTGGAGCACGACCACCAAGTTTTTTAATGATAGCATCAATGGCTCTGGTCACTTTCATTCTAGCATTCTTATCAGTTAAACCTAAAGCAACACCTAGGTCTTTAGAGTTACGACCATTCAAATACCATTGCAATAATATTTCTTGATGATGTGGGCTTATGCGTTCAAACGCATAGGAAACATCTGCTTGCATAGCCATAAGGTTTCCACCTTCACTTGGTGCAAATGTTTTCCTGTCACCATTAACATCGGAGAACACTGGTTGAGACCAGTCATCTGTAAGGATTGATGGAAGAAGTTCCTCAACCACATCACGATGATAATAAGATAGGTCTGCTAGTTCGTAACCAACTGTTCTTGCTTTTTCTTTCTGACAAAAATCGTGTGCACGATTATGTAAAGACCTGTTAATAAGTTTGGTTGCAAGTTTTTGGTCATCCATCTTAGACCACTCTTCAACTTTGTTAGGGTGTTCAAGAAACCACAACCATAACTCTTGTGTTATATCTTCTTTGGGAACCATTGAATAATCTTTATGTTTAGAGTATGCAACGTTCTTAACTAAAGCATTGTATTCTGTTATGTAATCTACCACTTGTAAACTTTTCCTTCTACTACGAATGAGTTACCTATCATTGGTACAGGTACTGGGGTTACTTTACCTCTGTCAATGTAGAGGATACCGAAACCTGATTGCCAGTTCGCTGAACCACCTTTAAGGTAGGTTGCTTGTTTCAAATCCATTATGTTTCCAACTTCAAAGCCATACAAACTTGATGTTTGTTTACCATTGAATGATGTGTTGTGATGGATGATTCCTTGCTTATGTGTATGTCCACACACTACTGACATACCAATCTTTCTTGCTAATGCTACTGCTGTGCCACCAGCGTAACGACTGGTTGCACCTTCATCACCGTGACCCATAACCCAACCAGGTGCAAATGACCACAGTTTATTATGGTAAACAATTTCTAAATCACGATAACCTAAAAGTTTTTCATACTTCAAATCTCTAAGTGTTGCTAACGCTGGCGCATCACGTTCAATGTAACGTTGTATTCTATCGCCGTGATTACTTCTCATAAGATGAAAAGGTTTATGTCCTATTGCTTTACGAAACTTACCCATAATAGATGTGGTTTCATCAAGGTCTCTTTGTAAGTTGCTGTGTTCAGCAGCATATCCTTTAGACCAACGTGCTGGTGCTAAACAATCTGCTTCATCACCAACACAAAAGAGTTCATCTGGTTGGTAGTCTTTAACAAACTTTATTACTGCATTGATTGCTGGTTTATTATGCAATGGTATTTGCATATCACTTAGGACTACGATGCGTTTCATTCAACGCCTTCCCATTGTTTATCTAGCACCATCATTGCGATGATTGCATAGTTTGCTATGTCCATAAAAGAATCACGTAACGATTCATTCTCTGGTGTTACACCTGTTTCGACAAGGTTATTGATGCGAGCAAGTTTGTCAAACATTCTCACACGTAACCCATTAAGTGGACCACCAGGTGAATCAGAAATATTCTTTGGTCCATAATCTTTTTGTTTCTTAATTAACAACTCTGCTAAACCATCTGTGTACACATAGGTTAGTTCAGCAAATCTTACTTCGTTATACATTAGGCTGCCACTTTCTGTTTGAACCAATCGAAACCGTTAGCGTTCTTGATAAACAAACTGTTAACATCTTCACCATCTGGAATGGTGATAGGTATAACACCTGCTACTTTTCTTGCTAGGTCTTTAGCGAAGTCACGACCTGCTGTGTCACCATCAGCGAACACATATATCCTGTCAAAGTCTGACAAGATTTTGTAATGATGTGGCTTAATGTTTTTTACACCAGGAATACCAAGGGCAGGGTAACCTAGTTTGGAAAGTGTGATGGTATCTATTTCTCCTTCACATAAACATATCCAATCGGTTGCTTGAAAGTATGCTTCAACATTGTAAAGTCTTGTAACAGATGCAGGTAAACCTAAATACTTTGGTTCAGAATAATCTATTGCCCTGAACCTAATATCAACAACACCTGCTCTAGTTATGTAAGGTATCGCTAGCCTGTTCTGATACGCTTCGTGACCTACGAGTGGTTGGTTCACTACCCCCAGACGAAACCTCTCTGCGTCTTCCAGAGATAGTCCCCTCTTGGCGAGATACTCTTCTGCCAAGTTGATTGACTTTTGGTAATGAGATGTTGCTTGTTCCAGTAATTTCTTCTGCTCTTGATTTTGCTTCACGAAAACCAATCCCTTCTTGTTCCATAATTATTTTAAAAATGTCTCCCTTAATACTACAGGCAAAACAGGAGAACGCATTCACCTCAGTGTTAACTGTTGCTGAGGCGTGACGGTCAGAATGAAAAGGACATTTCATACTGCGCCATCCTCTGCCAGATGGTACCTTTACAGCCCCATAAAGCATCAACACTTTTGCGATAGGTGAATCAGACATCAAGTTCCCTTATCAAACTTAGAAACATATACACTGGCATTGTTGCATACCATTCGCCAACATCTAATGTTCCACGTTTCTTATGAATAACTGCACCTGTTACAGCGTCAGCGTTATCCACTTCAACTACTAACTCTTTAACCCAACCAGATAGTTCCATCTTCTTGTGGTCTTTAACTTCCAATACCACATCATCAATGCCTGAGATGTCACCTTTATCTAAACTACCTTGCAGTGCACGGCGTTCTGCTTTAGGGAAACCGTTTGCTTTAAGGTATTTAACTACAGCAGTTTCTGCAGCAGTACCTTTTTGTTTAGACTTGCTCATCTTCACCTATATTCGATTCGTTATTGCAAGTGCAGTACCAGATAGATGAACAGATATAACATCTGCCATCCATATTTCTCATAAAGATTCTCTTGGGTCAGCAAGGTACATAAACTCTGGGTTGAATGACAGATAAACTGGTTCACTCCCTGATGCGTTTGCTTTTCCGTAACGATTCTTTACTGGTGCAACACCCATCATACCGTTAGGTGTTTGACCTATGGTACAAATCAATGCTGGTAGTTGTGAAACTTTACCTTGTATCGCAGCCCTTGGTGGGCAAGGGTTAGAATCAAATGCTTCACTTGTGTGATGAAGGATAAGAACGGCAGCGTTAGTATCTCGTGCAAGAAACTTTATCTCTTTCATAGTCTGACGCATACTTGACCACTCTTCACCACCACCATCAGTGATATCGATAAGGTTATCTAACACAATCAAGTGTGGGTTCTCACCGTGTACTTCTTCAAATGAAAGTACTTCTTCATCTAAATCAGATAAGGAAGGTGCTGCATCAAATGACCAGAAGATATGGCTTGAACCTTTGTTGATTGCTTCCCTTGCGAACTTAACATCTGATGATAAAAGTTTCTCTGCCTCATCTTGGCTCTTACCTGTAAGCATTGAGAACAAACGCATACTCATTGTGTGTGCACCTGTGTCTGCTGATACATACAAGGTAGGAACTTTCATCCAAGTTGCTAACGCTAAAGCAAGTGTTGATTTACCAGCACCAGGGGCACCAGCAAACATACTCACTTCGCTTCGGCGTAAAACAATTTGGGAATGTTCAAACGTCCTGAACACAGGTGGCAATGGTTCGCCACCTGATTCAGTTTTACCAATTGTTCTAGTGAGTGTTCTCACTTACGCAACCCAACCAACTTCGCCACGTTTAATCCACATTGGTTGACATTGGTCTGGTGTTCCTTTAGCAGATGGACACATCCACGCTTGCCAAGGACCTTTAGCACCTTGTCCACTCTTATGTTTCTTTGGACCGTGATGACAGGTAGGTGCAGGGAATGAACCAATTGTTGACGGTGGTGCAATAGGACCGTTGCCAATGTTTGGTTCAGTCACAACACTTGTTGCACCTAACGCTTGCGCAGCGTAAGCAACAGCATCTTGTCCGTGAACGATATCTTCTAATGCACCGACAACTAAGTTAATGTTGCCACCAACTGCGTCAGCGATACTCTTAGAGAATGTTTCGAAATCATCTGCACGCAAGGTGAGGATGGTTCCACTTTTTGTTTTCATACTAACTGAAAACAGTGCTTCATTTGTTGCCATTGATTTCTCCTAACTGGCTAGACTTTTCTCCGTCTACCCAATAACAGTACTCTTGTACAGAGCACATTTTACACGACTCAAAATTAGGTAGATAAAGGTTATCCTCTCGCGCTTTCTGAAAGAGACTAACCATCTCATCTAATTTCTTTAATGTAAACTTATTTAACCTAACAGGTGTACTGGTTCCACCTTGTCTTGCCATCCAGTATGCACCAAAGTCAGGTCTAATTCCTGTTGCACGTTCCAACATACAAGCATACACCTGTAGTTGCAGGTCTGATTGTGGTGTGCGCATACCTGTTTTCAAATCAACAACAATGATTTCTCTTTCAGGTGTAATGAACACACGGTCAACTGCACCTTTAAGATTAACACCACCTGTTTTAATCTCCATCATTAACTCTATGGCTGGCACACCTTGAGGTGTTGTCCAGATATTCCAACCTGAACCTTTACGCCAAGCAATCCAAGAGTCAAGGAACTTACGACCATTAACATACCACCACTCAGCGTTCTCCCCATCAGGGTTTGCTTTAGTTGTGCGTGATGATTGACGTAAAGTTTTGGTATCAAAATTTGGGTCTTGATATTTTATTATGTCTTCAATCTCAGCGTTCCACGCATCGTTCCAGACTTTATCCAAGTCTATTGTTATGTCCAAAATAATCTATCACCTTTTTCTATCGGTAAGAAAGAAACTGATTTAGTTACTTTCTCTTTGTTATCGAACTCTGTTGTTGCTGGCAGGTTATCTTGGTCAGTCCAAACTAAATCATCAAACTTATCCAAGTTAAAAACCCACACACCTTCAGGTGTTGAGTTAATGTACAACGGTGCCATCAACTTACTTCTTGCCTCATCAACAAGTCTATCATACTTAGACTTCTCAATGAGCAACGTACTGTAATGGGTGTGCCTACATTTTAATTCAATGTAAGCATTAAGTACCTCTGAAGTGCAATCAAAAGTTGAATACTCGTTCTCTGCTTTTTTCAAGTCAGGTATCAACTCTGATAGTTGGTCAAACAATTCTTCTTCAGACATTTATTTCATCCCAAAGTTGACGGTCATAAGTTTCCGTTGCTCTATGCACAGCAGAACCACCAAGTGTCCAAGCAGCAGGCTGTTCCTCAACTTGTTGAATACGAGTTAAGTAATAGCGATAACCACAGGACAACCAAGTGGTAATACTTGAATAGGAAACGT